TTATTTGCTACAGTACTGCGTCAAGTACTATTGAGCAACCTAAATTTAGAATAGTGTTTGCACTATCAAGAAATATATTGGCAGATGAAATTGTACCCTTTTGGCATGCATTACAAATAGCAATTGGTGAAATTGGTGATGAACAAACCAAGGATAAATCACGAATGTATTATATACCTGGTGATTATAAGGATGCAAATAATTTTATTTTTTCAGGCAAAGGTAAACAATTAATTAATCCGGATTTACTGATTAATAAATATCCTTATACTGAAAAAAAAGGTGTAGGGTCTACCTTCCTTGATAGACTACCAGAGGAATGGCGTAATCAAATCATTGAGTATAGAAAAAATAAATCAGACAACACTGACTTTAAATGGACATCATATAAGGACTGTCCTTTTTGGCCTAGAAAATTGGCCAATGAATATACAGCAATCAGTGGCACTGGTTGGTACAGAAAAATGTATCAAATCATGGTAGCAATAGCAGGCAATGCTGTAACAAGGCAATATCCAATTAGTGCAAAGGAAATTGCAGAACTATGTAAACAATTTGATATGGATACTGGTCGATGGTATGAAAACCGTCCATTGGAATCCGAGGCTGATAGAGCAATCGAATATGTTTATAGAAATATTTAATAATAAAAGGAGTATATAATGACAGGATTTTCTTCCGGGAGTATTATGGATAAATTGAAAAAGAACTCTAAGGTAAAAGAGACCTCTATTCTTTCAGATTCAAAATTTTTTACAGACAAGGATATGGTACCAACAGAGGTACCAATGATTAATTTAGCCTTATCAGGTTCCCTTGATGGTGGTTTGGCACCAGGACTTACAGTCCTTGCAGGACCATCGAAACATTTTAAAACATCATTTGCCTTAATAATGGCAAGTGCCTATTTAAAACAATATGATGATGCTGTATTATTATTTTACGATTCAGAATTTGGTTCACCTCAATCATATTTTGAAACATTTGGTATTGATACAAGTAGAGTATTACATACCCCAATAACAAATGTTGAGGAACTAAAATTTGATATTATATCACAGTTGGAAAATATTGATAGAAATGACAAGGTATGTATTGTTATTGATTCTGTTGGTAACCTTGCATCTAAAAAAGAACTTGACGATGCTATTAATGAAAAATCAGTTGCCGATATGTCTAGAGCAAAGGCATTAAAAGGTTTGTTCAGAATGACAACACCTTATTTAAATATGAAAAATATACCAATGATTGCAGTTAATCATACTTATATGGAAATTGGTTTATTTCCAAAGGCAATTGTATCAGGTGGTACAGGTATCTATTATTCAGCTGATAATATATGGATTATTGGTCGTCAACAAGACAAACAAGGAACCGAAATAAAAGGTTATCACTTTATTATTAATGTTGAAAAATCCAGATATGTAAAAGAAAAATCCAAAATACCAATTAGTGTAAGTTGGGAAGGTGGTGTACAAAAATGGTCTGGCCTTCTCGAAGTTGCAATGGGTGGTGGATATGTTACCAAACCATCAGTCGGCTGGTATAGTAGAGTAAACAAGGAAACAGGTGAGGTTGAGGATGGTAAATTTAGAGAAAAGGATACACTTACCGAGGATTTTTGGTCACCAGTAATTGATGATGATTTTAGAGATTATTTAAAAAGTAAATTTAAAATATAAAAATGACTACAGAATCAAAAGATTATGATTTAATACCTCTTGACGATGATACAGATGCATGGGGTGTTAGAATATTAACAGGTCAATTTACTGAAACCGTTATTAAATATGGTAATATTGGTTTTGAAGGCGAAGGTGATGATATGGTTATGAAATTTAATTTTGATATCATTTCAACACCTGATGATGATTTGGAAGTAGAATCAAATACAGAATTACAAGAGTTAGCTCGTAATATTTTATTTACAATATTTGAAGAGGACGAAAAGTGAAAATATTAATATGTGGCCTGCCCGGTGCAGGCAAAACAACCTTAGGACGCCCATTTTCAGAATTACTTGGTGGCGTTTTTTTAAATGCAGATGATATAAGAAAAGAATATGATGATTGGGATTTTAGTCCTGAAGGTCGTATGCGACAGGCAATGCGAATGAAATTTTTATCTGATGGTATTGTTAAGGCAGGTAAAATAGCAGTTGCAGATTTTATATGTCCTACAATGGCTGCAAGAAAACAATTTAATGCAGATTTTATTGTTTGGATGGATACCATAAAAGAAGGCAGATTTGAAGATACAAATAAAATGTTTGAACCTTTAAAGGAAGGTGAATATGATTATCATGTTTCCGGTTGGTTTGATAATACACATAAAGAATTAGTTAAGGTAGTATCAAAATATATGGAGAGAAATGATGTTTGATTGGAAAAAACCAACAGTACAAATGCTTGGTCGTTGGCAACCATGGCATGATGGGCATACAGAATTATTTAAAAGAGCACAACAAACTACAGGTCAAGTTGCGATTATGGTACGAGATGTTAAAGATGCAAGTGGTGGTGAAGGACAAGATGATAACCCTTTTGATTTCAATGATGTTATAAAGGATATTTCTACAAAATTATTGGAAAAAGGGTTTACAATTGATGAGGATTATATTATAATAAAGGTACCAAACATTGTTGACATTAGTTATGGACGCGGTGTTGGTTATACCTTTACTGAACACGATTTAGGTAAGGATATACATAATATTTCTGCAACAAAAATTCGTGAACGAATGAGGAAGGAAGGTAAACTTGACGCCAAACATTGAACAAACAATTCTTAGGAATTTATTATATGATGAACAATATATGCGTAAGGTAATTCCGTTTATTAAACCGGATTATTTTCAAGGTATATACAAAACACTATTTAAAGAGGTTGGAAAATATATTGGTAGATATAATAAACTTCCAACTCAAGAAACTCTAGTTATTGAATTAGAAAATTTAAATGAAGAACAATATAATATGGCCATGGATATTGTCCCTCATCTTTTTACAAAGGAACCAATTGATAATAATTGGCTGGACGACGCAACTGAAAAATGGTGTCAGGATAGGGCAATATATAATGCTGTCATGGAATCAATATCTATTATTGATGGTAAACATGAAAGTTTAACAAAAAATGCATTACCAGAATTATTATCGAAGGCCCTTGGTATATCATTTGATACAAATGTAGGTCATGATTATGTGGAAAATGCAGAGGACAGATTTGACTTTTATCACACAGAAGAGGATAGAATTGCATTTGATTTGGATTACTTTAACAAAATTACAAAAGGTGGCGTTCCAAATAAAACTCTTAATATTGCTCTTGCCGGTACTGGTGTAGGTAAATCTCTTTTTATGTGCCATGTTGCTGCTAATGCTCTAACGCAAGGTAAAAATGTTTTATATATAACCATGGAAATGGCAGAGGAGAGAATCGCAGAGAGAATAGATGCTAACTTATTGAATGTTCCAATTGACCAACTTGAAAATATGTCAAAGGATATGTTTACTCGTAAGGTAAATAACCTTGCAAAGAAAACAAATGGTAAATTAATTATAAAGGAATATCCAACTGGTTCTGCACACAGTGGTCACTTTAGGGCATTACTAAACGAATTAAAATTAAAAAGACAATTTGTACCTGATATGATATTTTTAGATTATTTAAATATCTGTTCATCAAGTCGAATGAAAGGAATGGGAGGGTCTATCAATTCATACACTTATATTAAAGCAATTGCTGAAGAATTACGTGGTCTTGCAGTCGAGTTCAACGTACCGGTCTTCTCTGCAACGCAGACGACTCGTTCTGGTTTTTCTAACTCGGATGTTGGGCTTGAGGATACGTCCGAGTCTTTTGGATTACCCGCAACTGCAGACCTCATGTTCGCACTTATCTCAACGGAAGAGTTAGAGAAACTTGGTCAGTTTATGGTTAAACAATTGAAAAATAGATATAATGACCCAACCATGCATAAGAGATTTGTAATTGGTGTTGATAGAAGTAAAATGAGATTGTTTGATGTAAAGGACACTGAACAAACATTACAAGATGATACACCAATATTTGATAAAACAAAACACGGGTTCCAAACCAAGGCACCAAAAAAGTTTGAAGGATTTAAGGTATGAGCAATGTAAAATTAATTAGTTATTCGGTTGAACCTCAAAAAAATAAAAGTTATTATGCACAAAATATGGAAGATTTGATTGCCTATTGTGCAAGAGTATCAAATCCTGCTAATCAGGATAATCATAAAACATCACATAAACTTTTAAAATATCTTATAAAGGAAAAACATTGGTCACCATTTGAAATGGCATCAGCATGTTTAGAGATTACCACAACCAGGGATATTGCCAGACAATTATTGAGACATAGGTCATTTTCGTTTCAAGAGTTTTCACAGAGATATGCTGACCCTACAAAAGATTTAAATATAAACATATTAAGAGAAGCAAGACTACAAGACCCAGATAATAGACAAAATAGTATACCAACAGAAAATACTGAACTACATGATATATGGGTTGAAAAACAAGAAGAGGTTATGGACCTTATAGAGGAAAATTATAAATGGGCTATAGATAATGGTATAGCAAAAGAACAAGCTAGAGCAATATTACCAGAAGGTACCACTGAATCCAGATTATATGTAAATGGTACTATTCGTTCTTGGATTCATTACGTTGAGTTGAGGTCAGGTAATGGAACACAACTAGAACATAGAGAGTTGGCAATTAAATGTGCCGATGCACTAAAAGATGTATTCCCAATGATAACTAACTTTTTACAGGAGAACTAAAATGGATAAATTTATATTAATTATGTTTTTCTGTTCTTTAACAGAGGATAACTGTATGCCAGGTCATGAGCATACAATAAAATTTGCTGATTACTATTCTTGTATGGTTACAGGTTATTCTAAATCAATACGTATGCTTGAGGACCTCGAGAGTGAAGGTGTCAACGAATATAAAATAAAAATACGACATGACTGCATTGAAAACAAATTGGAGAACTAAAATGGATAAAGATGACAAAGTACAAACAAAGGTAGTTGATTACATACTGAAAAAAAATGTAAGAAATTATCAATATACAATTGCGCAAATAATGTTGCGTTTTTTTGGCCTAGGTTTATTAGTATTTACAGATGACCCGGTTGGATATTTACCATTCACAGCACTAATACTTATGGTTGCTGAAGGAATTGGAGCAGCAAGAGATTTATGATATCTGTTGATAATTCATATCATATACCTATAATTATAGAGGACGATTTTTTAGACGAACAGGACTTTATAGATATTAAAAAACAATTTGGTAGTAAATCTCTTATTGACGAGTCAATACTTTTTGATGATATGTTACACGACATTGCAAGAAATAAATTATACGACCATAGATTACAATTAAAAAATCATATAAACAATCAAAGATGCAATCACTCAGATAATCCTGATGATTGTTTTTGGAATGTTCTTTTTGTTAATCACATACCAGGTACCATAAAAGAAGAACATAGAGATTCTTCATGGAAGTTATTATCATCGGTTTTATATATTAGTGATAAAGGAAATGGTACAACTTTTGTTGATAATGATAATGAGAAACAAATAGAATGGAAACCAAATAGAATTGTTTCCTTTATACCAAGCGAGAATAGTTGGCATAAATACTCTAATACATTAGAGTCAGACAGACTTACA